CCAGCCGAAAATAATCGAGTTTTATGAGCTTTATGTATTGGTTTTAGCTCGTCTTTAAGGGTATCCATAAAGACGTGTTCTACCGCTACGCCTTCCCTAGCTAAATTTATTATTCTCTCGACGCGCCTCTGTATTATCTTACACGTATTTAGAGACATGTCGCATTTTTCGTCGTCACCAAAAATTTTCTTTCTGTTTTCAAAACCTGGCATATGCACAAACGGATAACCAGGTGAAGTATTTCGTTTTATGGCATTCACAAATGGTTCACCATCTATTCCTGCTACAGCCTCTTCAAATGTATAAACAGATTTTATGTTTGGCCCAAAGTCAAAGTTAAAAACTTCTTCCCTAATATCATCCACCAACGCCTCCACAGCATTTTCTACTTCCTTACTCGGTACATAATCAGGAACACACCCCAGTCTATTCAATCGATAACTTCTAGGGTCAAATTCCCTTCCATCTATCATAACCGGTCGCAGTGCGCAAGGGCGTTTCGTTGGAATTTGTATTTTATTATACACCAACGATGGTCGTAATTTAGTTTTCGAAGGCTGAGCAACTGGTCGAATAACAGATCCTAATCTAATAAATTCTGCTGTTTCGGGAACCTGACATTGCTCCACAGGATAATCTTCCAATTTCAATTCTTTCCTGTATTCTATAGTATCCCAATCATTGAATTGTTTCAAAAGGTGTTGGATATCCTCTCTGTATACGGGGGTTGAATAACCTAATCCTGCTCCTTCCAAACCTGCGACATGCATTCCTATAATTTTGCCTGGTGCTATGTTAACATTACGAGCTATTAAGGGAGCACCGCATTCAGATGTTTGTGTGTCCATTGAATACTCCCACAAGTCTCTCATGTACCTAACAACATTTCCAGCACTGTCTTCTATTGAAGTCACATCCTTAGTCTTTAAGCTACTTCTGCCCGTAGTGTATCTAAACAAAACGCAAGCTCTGTTACTTTTAGAAATATTGTTATTCATTAGAATTGGCATTACAACATCTGAACTCTGGACATAAGACAAACTAGATTTGTCTGCAAACATGGGCTCGATGTTTGAATGGAACGTAGCTGTTTTAACTGGAAAAGCCATTATATCTCGCGAAAACGTGACCTTGCCTTCGGAAGATGATGATTGCAGAAAATATGCGGTGTCCAAGATATCACTAACTGAAACTTCAAAAGCGCGATCCAAAAATACATTTTGAAAATAAACTTTAGAATTTTTGTCAATATTTTGTAAACCTTTAAAAGCCGAACAATAGTGCTGAGGACACATTACG